CCATACTGATTAAACTTACAATGAACTCTTCCGTCATTTGGGTTTGCATTTTCTCTCGGTATCTTATCAATATAAGTACCAAGCAACTTATCAATACCACGATATTCAAGAATTGCTCGTGTGAGGTCTGTGTCCCACTTCTGCAAGATTTCTTCACCAGTACCTCTAGGAGATTTAGTATCAACTACTTCATAATCAAGAATGTCGTAAAACAATACAGATAGTTGTTGCGGACTGCCTATATTAACTGGAGTGTCTAATATCGGCATACGCTTTTGCTCTCTATCGCCTATATTACGATTAAACTCAATAGCCGTCTTATTATACTTATCAATATCTGGTTGATACTGCTCAATCATATTAGAGAACTTTTCCAGCGCCTGTGCTTTCTTCTCGTTATACTCTACGGATAATTTATGAGCGTACTCTTTATCAAGAAGAATACCTGTATCTTCAAGTTCACACAATACCTCTATGAGTGGCATTTCAATATTAAAGAAACACCAAGCAACTCCATTCATTCCGTTTCTATCTTCAAAAGAACACTCGGGGTCATAGTAAAGATACTGCTCTTGGAACTTACGCAATTCGTGAGTAATAACTGCGTCATGGGCGCCGTATAGAGTTGCAATATCAATCGGAACAATATCGAAACAAGTAATTCCTAATTGCTTAAATATATCAGCAAAGGTGAACTCATCTTCTTTTCCGTCAAGAACATATTTTGAGTGAAGATATTTCAAATTATTGTGTTCTTCATTCTCATTCATACTTCTTGCGGCGAGATAGCCATCCCAAGTACAACGCAACTTAACACCTAAATCGTTACTCATAAATCTCATATCGAACTTGGCATTGAACATTTCATCTTCTTCAATATCAACCAGCATTACAAGATATTTTGCAACGATTTCAGGCGATAACTGATTATCTAAAAGTTCTCCTGTGATGTATGACTTATGGCGAAGTGGAATATAAGCACCGTTACCATTGGGATAATACAAACAAACGCCTACAATCTTATCGAGCATTGGGTCAAGTCCAGTTGTCTCTGTATCAATCGACACACATTTAGCCTCAATACAAGCCTTAACATAAAACTCTAACTGCATTTCAGTTGTAATCGTAGTGTACTGGTCTTTGTACTTACCTAAATGCTTTTCAACGAACTCTCTAACCTGATTGATTTTAGAAGATATACTCCCACCTCTTACGGTGGGAGCTTTCTTCTGTTTGGTTTTAGATTTCTTTGTGAGTTCAATATCTGCGTGCTTGTCGGGTCTGCTTAAATCACCGAACAACGACAACTGTTCCATTAGAACCTCTTTCCGCTTCTGCCTCTACCTTCTCTACGAGGGGTATCATCTTCGTCTCTTCCTCTTCTTCTGATAGGAGCATTATCCTCAGGAAAATCTTCATTTTCGAGATAATAGTTCATATCTTCTGCGGTCTTATCGAGAATGATTGTTCCAAGAGGGTTCGGGAGTTCTTCGAGACCACAATCATCAAGAATGTCCTGAACTGTTGTGCCGTCTGCGTCTCCTACGGGATAAGTGTCATAAGTTGTCTGTGTATCACCCTTCTTGCCGTGTCTCTCAATATCGAATGTACGAGAAACAAGATTAGGGTATCTTCCACAAAGACCAGAAAGTGTACCATAAAACTTCTGACCCCTCTCCCAAGTCTGTATCTGTTCTGTATCTTCATTGAAGATAGGTACAAACAACTTTGCAAACTTCGGAAGTCTTGCTTGACAGAACGGACAATCTGCTACATTACCTTCATTCAGACAGTTTACATATCTGTCTTTGTCTCCAACTCTTACTTTATGAACTGAAAAGCCTTCAATGTCTGCGGCACTGTCATAAAGAAATCTTACTCTTGCGGTATCTTTGTCATCTTTGAGAGAGAAATAACTTCCTCTGCTACTACCGCCACCACTGTACTGTTCAATGTTTTCGCCTGTTAATCTTGCCATTGTGTGTTTCCTTTCTAATGTTTTTTATCTGTTGTGTTCTTTAACACATAATCATTATACTAAATGTTTACACGAAAGTCAATAAAGAGTTTCACGCAAATTCATTATTTCTTCATCAGTACACTCCCCAATGTCTTTGCGTCCTTCAGGAAGTATAACAGTTGTCATAATCTTACCCTTAACTAATCTCTTTAATCGCTCTGTTGCAACTATGCCAGCCTTATCATTATCAAGTGCGAATATAAGTTTACGAGTGGGTAAATATTCTAATTGCTTTATCTGGCTATCGCTGAACAAACAACCAAACCCTGCGACTGCGGCTTTCCCGTTACACCATAATCGCAAACAATCAAATAAACCCTCGCACACATATATCTCCGAAAGCCTTGCAGGTGCAGTAGTATTGTTACTAAAATAATCTACGCTCATTGAGTTATATATCTCGTATAATCCATACAACGGCTTATCAATACCCTTGGGTAAATCAAACTGTTTATATTTAATCTTTCGCCGTGCGATAAACTTACATCTGCCCGTCATAGTATCACGCACAGGAAAAGTTATACTATCTGTTTTCTTATCGTAGCCTATATCAAAGCGTTCAATAACATCATCAGTCAAACCACGCTCACGCATATATGGGTGATAATATCTGTAACTGTCTAACTCTTCCTCTGACACAAACTCTTGGCAATCTTCGTGGGTCTCTGGCTCTCTGCTTAAATTCAAATCAAGTTTTCTATCTTCAATATAACCTGTGCCGAAGTTATCTCTTAACCATCTTTTGCCGAACTCGTTAAACGGGTCTGTACGCCCGAAACAGTTACCTATCAGTTCTGTTAATGGGTGCGTTTCCCCGCAAGAGAAACAATGACACATACCATCTTCTTTTCGTATACCCATACTCGGATTGCGTTCTTGTCCGTCTTTATGATAAGGACAACACACCATTAAATCATCTGCACTGTCTTTTGTTTTAGCAAACAATTCTAAACCTTGCTCTGCTAACTGTGATTTGAGTTCTTTGATAATCTCGGACACATCAGCGTCTATTATCATTCCATCTACTATCATCAGAACACATCCTTTCCGCTTGCTTTCTTCTTCTCTCGTCTTTCTTCTCTTTGCTCTTTGGTCATATCATCTGTGTTTTCTGTATAGATAAATTCTCCGACATTGATATTCCAAATGTATCTTAACTTCTTTCCCTCTCCGCCGTATCTGTTCTTCTCTACGAGCATTTCAAGGTTGCCATCATCTTGTCTCAACGCAATAACTTTTGAGGCGCTTTGGGCTATACCGTCGCTATGACTAATATTCGTAATGTCAGGCACATCATCTTTTGCACCCTCTCTGTTTGCTTGTGATACTACAAGTATGGGTACTTTAAGTTCAACCGATAATGCCATTAAGTCTTGACTTATGTGTGTTAATGAAAGGGTTTCACTATCTCCCCTACGATAACGCTCATCTGTTAAATATGTGATACCGTCTATCGCCAACACATCTAATTTATTCTGCTTAATGTAGTTGCGTAACTTACTTACAGTTATTCGATTATCAAAGTGTGCCGGAACTGAAACAATGTACTTGTTTTTCTGCTCTTTGAGTTTGGCAATATCTTGTTCGTACTTTTCAATATCAATATCGTCAAGACCCCACATCAAACTGCGATTTGAATATCCGTTATGCACTGTATCAAATCTATAACCAATATTATCGTCACTCATTTCTGGTGAGATATACCCCACATTAAACCCTAACTTCCATATATGAGAAATGATAGCAACTAATAGCCACGATTTACCTTGACCAAGTCTTGCAAACAGTACCACAAGTTCTTCAAATCTCTGTATGCCGTGAAGTATGTTATCAAGTTCTGCAAAGCCCGTTGTGAAGTACCAATCTTTTTGATTTGCAACTCTTTCCTTGTAATGCTCTAATCTCTTATTACCCTCTGCTATAATGTCAACTCCCCCGATACCGTAGTTGACTTCTAACTCTTTGAGGGCGTTCATCATATACTCGACACCAGCGTTAGCGTCTTTAAGGAATATTTCAGACGCTTTCTGCAAGATAGGTGCACCTTGCTTGAATGTGCGTTCTTCACGCAGAGTATTAACTAACCACTCATCACTCTCATTAACTTCGGGTAATCCGCCGTCTTTGTATATCGGAAATGCAGATAAGAAAGTCTCTTTGTCTGGAACATTACCATATTTGTCGTAATGCTCTTTGATAAACCTAAACTCTTTTACATAACCTTCTGTGTCTCTGCCCTTCTTATCTTTATGTCCTAAAAAGTATTCTTCGGTGATGTTATTATCTTCAATTATTGAAAAGTCTTTTGTAGCAATAATCTTACTTAAAATCTGCAACTCAACCACGCATATCACCACCCTTTATCTCAACTACAACGCTATTACAAAATGCTCGGCTCGCCAATCTCTCACCGATTACTTCTGCTAACTTTTGACTACTCGTTACATTAGAAGTAAATATGATTGACTTACCTGCTAACATTCTTCCGTCTATTAAAGTGAATAATTGCAAATAGTCATACTGCGATATGCCAGTAACTGCTATATCATCCAGGACTAACAAATCGCACGATTTCAGATTTTCTTTATACTCTTTCGGTAAGGGGTTGTTAAAATCTTTCATCTTCAATAACAAGTCAGGTACAGACACAAACATACCTTTTACTGTAAAGATGTTACCTTCTGCAACATAATGAAAATATGTCTGCAACATCTTAATTGCCCAACTCGTCTTGCCGTTTCCCGGTATCTCTCCGCAGATATACAAATTCTTACCTTGCTCGACAAACTCATCTATGTTTTCTCGAATGTCGGCTAACTTATTAAATGCTCGTATATCACCAGGAAGAGGTCTTAAATGAATAGGCATATACTTTGACTTCGGCAATCCGCTATTATCAAACTGCCACTTCATCTGCGGATATACTACACATTTAAGACAGTCATCGGTACAATTATTTGCGTACCAACAATCAGTATTCTTTGAGTTCTCCACGCTCTACCGCCTTTCTCATTTCTTCTTTTTCTTCCTCTGAAACTCTGTACTTCTTTCCAGTGCTTGATATTTCTTCTGCGTTACATCTACGCTTACTGTTATATCTTCCCTCTAAAACCCTATCAAACTTATCTTCTTTTAAGAGAAAATCAATATCTGCTTTCCAGCCACTATCATTCTTTCCCTTACAAAAATCGGAATTTTCAAGGTTATTAAAAGCGGTCAAAATTTCTTCTTCACTATAATTCTTTAAGACACGACTAATAGCCTTACTTCTTTTTGCATTAAGTCGCTGACATCTAGGAAGAGAAACACAAATTGAATTATATGTATCTACGAACCATTGACCACGCTCGCTTTTTCTTACTTCTAATACTTCTTTATTAGTATTAAATAATACTTGTTGTTTATTAGTAGTATTGTTAGTCTCTCTAATATCTGAACTGCAATTTTTTGCACTTGGTCGCTGACTAACTGCAAAATTTTGCACTTGGTCATATCTTAATTCCTCACACTTCTCTGTAATTGCGTAATAAGATTTACTACCACGCAAAGTATCATTGTGAACAGTTTTAACTGCTAACAAACCCAAATCTTTAAGTTTGTTAAGATAGTTTATCAGCGACCTATTGCTTATGTTGAGAATGGGCAAATCTGCAAGTATTCTATCGTGTTGTAACCACACATAAGGAGTAAAACCATTATCAACTATATGTTGCATAGTTGGACTTGCAATCATATCCCATATATAATCAAGCAATAACAAATCTTCTATCGTTAGGTTGTATTCCAGTGCTTTTTCTTGATTAAACCCAAATAAATCAACTTTCATAGAAACTCCTATTTTTAAGCAATTAAAAAGCAATTAGTTTGAGTTGGGCAAGAACTCGTACTAATTGCTCGTTAGTCGGTTATTCAGTTATCATCAGTTATTCACTTGCCCTAAATAACCGACATTTACAAGTGTTTCAACTTGTGTGATGTGAAATGATTATATCATACTCATTTTTGCTTTGCAAACGATTTGATAATATCTTCGATTTGATTATCGACCTCGTTATTTACGCAATCCCAAAGTATCTCTCTTTCCTTTGCAATATCAACATCGTCAATCTGCGGGATTGTACGCTCTTCGGTGTACTCAACTGTATAATAGTTATCTCTAACTTTGACGCTTGCTCGGGAAGTTGCTCTAATTTGCGTTGTAATCGCTTTGCTTGTGTAATTAGTATCGTTACTCATATTTTATGCTCCTCGCTCATTTAGACTGCTTTCTGCGTGATTTAAGACTATATCTGATTGCAAAGTATATTATAGTCAGTATCAAAGCACCTACTTCTACTCCGATAGTTGCTATAACACCCAATGCAAATTCGCTGATAGTGATAGTCATATTACTTGCCCTTCTTTGCTTTCTTGATAGTGAGTGTCGGCACTAGTTTCTCATTTCTGCAAGTGTCCATAGCGGCCATAGCCTCTGCTGATAACCGGTCGTGATAAATCTCGCTTTCAAGAACATCCATATCAATATACTCTTTTGTCTTAATGCACTGTGTACCAGGAGCATATTTCTTTAATTGGGTGAGTAACTTTTCCTCATCGAGACTTTCTTTTACTGTAACTCCATAATGTACTTTTGAGCCGTCATCAAGTTCAACATCTTCCATCTTCAAGAGTTCCATTAACTGCTTGATTGATGTATTGTTGCTTTCAATTCTCTTTTTGAGTTTGCTTTCCTCTGCTTTGTCGGAAACATACTCGGTTGCACACTTCTTTAACTGTTCTAATTCTGTCATTTCTTTACTGTCCTTTCTTTACATATTTTTGTGTTACTGAACCCATAATGCCCTTACAACCCTTCGGCATTTTTTGCTTGAACTCGATAAGGGCGTTAATGTCTGCTTTGTCCCACATTCTCTGTCCGTGTCCTTCAAGCGTAATGTAATTAGGTAAAAGTCTTGCATATTCGTTATCGGGGTTTTCACGCTTAAACTTATACCAATTATTTACAGTTTGAACAGACACACCACAAAGAACTGCGACTTCCTCAATTCTTAAAAGTGTTCTTGCCATTTTATCTCCTTTCAAATATTTAATAAACTATAAATATTATAATATATGTTTTTTAAGATAACAAGTAGTTAATCAACGCATTTTTGTCTCCTTCAATCTTTCCGTCAATCAATATTTCACTCATCTGCCCTTTCTTTTCTACGAGCGAGTTAATCCTCTCATCAATAGTGTCCTTGCAAAGCAAGGTGTAAACAGTGATGTTAGAGTTCTGACCAATTCTATGACAACGGTCGATTGCTTGTTCTTTGAGTGCCATATTCCACGGCTCGTCTAAAAAGATTTCTACTGAACCAGCAGTTAGCGTAAGACCAGTACCCATAGCACCGATTGTACCGATTATAAATTTAACTCTATCGTCATTTTGAAATGCCTCTACATTAGCCTGTCGCTCACTATCTTTTGTCTCACCTGTAATCATTACGCCCTTATACTTCTTTGATAGCCGCTTAAAAGCAGGATTAGTAATCTGTGTCCAGTTAGAGAAGATAACGACTTTCTTACCGTTCTCAACTGCGTCATCTACAAGTTCTTCCATTCGGTCAAACTTCGCACTGTCAGTAACATCAGGCGTAAGAATATTAGGATTGCCAGTTGCTTGTCTTAATCTAATAAGTTCTGCGAGCGGGTTGTTTGCCATTTTCAAATTAGCAAGATTGCTAACAATATCTGAATGAGCCATATCATAAATCTTCGACTGCTCTTTACCCATTTCAACATATTCGTTAATGAGTGTCTTTTCAGGTAAGTCAAGAACCTCATCTTTAAGCCTACGCAACATCATTGTATCGAGCGTATCTTCAATCTCTTCCAAGTTCTTATAGCCAACAACTTGTGTTCCGTTGAAACCACCTAAACGACCGTAGTGTGTCTTGAACTGCCAGAATGTGTGCTTTTCATATCCGAGCCAATTAAGTATCGGATATAAGTCAATCGGTGCGTTCATCAAAGGTGTACCCGTCATAGCAATCTGAATTGGTGTATGTAACATCAATAACTGCTCTGTCTGGCTTGCCTCTGGGTTCTTACACTTGTGAAATTCGTCAACGGCAATCATATCAATCTCACCGCTATTACAAAGTTCTTTTAACTTATCTGTAATGGGATAGATGTACTCATCTTCTTCAACAAACTTTCCCTTTTTCTTTACCATTACTTTTCTGCCCGTCTTTACTTTGTAGCGTAAAGTTTCAATGTTAGTAATGATAAATCTAGGAAGTAAATCAATATCTTTCAGGTCTGCAAGTCTATCCGGGTTACTGCCGATTACAGTACCCTTGTTTGTTTCTTTCTGACCTAATATCCACGCACTTTCGTTAGCGTGTGTAGTAACCTCGTTCTTCCAGTTCCACTTCAAACCATTTACACAACAAACAATAAGACAGTGCTTTACATTCCGCAGTCTTGCAATATCAATTACCTGTTTTGTCTTACCGAGACCTTGTTCATCACCGAGCAACCACTTATCGTGATTAAGCCCATACTTAACACCCTCAATCTGATGTTCATAGGGTTTTGTCTTGAACTCAAAACTCGTAGGTATTTCTTTCTCGCTGGTTTCAAGTTTGATGTATTTTCCTGAAATGTCTATATCGTAATCGGATAACTTATTAACAACATTACCCAACTGATTAAACGGCAATTCCCAAGTCTTATCATCTTTGTTATAAGACCTCGTAGGAAATGCTTTTATCTTTTCAACTATATCTGCGTTATAGTCGAATGATACGAACAGAGAATAGTCTCCGTTGCACTGTACACTGTCTTTAATTTCAATGTTTATCATAAATAATCGCTCACTTTCAATGCGTTTTCGTTTATAACTGCGAACATTATACTAAACGATTGAAACGAAGTCAAGCAAAAATTTGAGCATAAAAAAGAGTAGCGAGCCTCTCCTCTCGCTACTCTCAATAAAGAAAGACAGAACAATACGCCAAGTATGTTCACAAAAGTATATTAACACTTTTCTTGTTTAATAACAAATTAGATGTTACTAAACATTATCTCTGTAACTGTTCAATAGTCTTTCTGTAACTCTCACGCTCTTCCTCTGAACGAGCGTTCCTCATCATTTCTTTAAGGTGTTCAATCATTTCTTCTTTACTATGCCTACTGTAACCATCGTATGAACTATCACGACTTGTATAGCGACCCATAGTGTCACGGCCTCTACGATAAGAACCATCTTCGCTATATCTACCATCACCGTCGCCGTCACGACCTCTGCGAGCATAAGAGTTATAAGAACCATAAGCGTTGGCATAATCATCTGAATAGCCACGAGAATAATCTCTTGCGTAGTCTCTTGAATATCCTTCTTGCTCGGCCTTGTGCATAGCGTCAACCGTTGTAACATCTTTGACAATATCGACCATCTTGTAGATGTTGTCGAGGTCTGTTGAGGTGATTTCTTCTTTCTTTGAAATCTTTTTGAGTTCATCTTCAAGCATATCCTGAATGTCATATAAAACTTTCATAGATAATTCTCCTTTCTCACGCTATGCGTGTAATAGTGAGGTTTGCATTTTGAACCTCAATGAGCGGTGTTGGTGTTACAGCCGGGTCATCTGTGGTAGCGTCAACATAATCGACTGCAACCGTCATACAACAACCTCTCGGTACCGTGATAATCGCCGTGCTTGTCAGATTTCCGTATTCGTCAACGGCCTGTGGTGTATAGATTGCTCTACTTGTAAGACGAGGCTCGCCTTGAACTGTAATAGCAATCGCAACTGGTGTAATATCACCGCCGTCAGGAATAGCAACATTTCCATTGAAAGTAACCTGATAACGAGCAAAACAATTATTAGTGATACCACGGAGAATAAAAACACCTGTTTCATCTTCGTGGTAAACATAACCACGAGTGCAAGGTATAGATGCTGTGAAGATTACAGGAGCATTAACTGCCACATTCTGTACTGCATTAGCAAGATATTCTGCCATAGTTATCACCTCGCATTAGATGGTTCCATTGCAACCACAACCGTTGTTGCAAGTGAAGATAGGAGTTCTGCCATAAACCGGTGTACTCGGTACAGGACAATTAGAAAGACGATTGTAAAGTGCGTCAACCTCATCAGAGAAACCCTTTTGGATAAATGCGTTCTGTGCCGTCTGACTTGCTGAAAGAGTAGCCATATTGAGTTGTGTTCTGAGGTTATCGTTTTCTCTCTTGTAACCATCGAGTTCAAGTTGGCAAAGTTTGTCGAGGATAGCCTGAGTGTTAGCGGTGCTTGTCTGTCTTGTAGCACAAGCCTCATTTGCGATTGTGTACTTAACATCTGCCGTAGCCGCTCTGTTCTCACAACAACAATTTGCTAACTGTGAAGAAAGTGCCTGCATACCCTGTGTTGTTGCGGTCTGCGAGTTAAAACTTCTCTCCATATCAGCAATCTGGTTTGTATAGAGTTGCTGGGCGATTGAGTTCTGGGCACCAGTTACACTTGCAGTTACTCCTGCGAAACCACCGCACAACTGTTGAGAAATATCTCCAGTAGCATTACAGAGTTGGGTGGATAATGCAGATACTCCATCACGAATGGAAGTAACATTGTCATTAAGCAGAGCGTTCTGGAAACCGTTGTTTGTGTTTGCGTTAATTCCAGACTGTCCATTAAGCAACCAAGGAAAATCGTAACCTAACATCATATTGCCATAACCTCCGCCGAAGCCATTACCCCAGCCTCCGCCTGCGAACAAGAGAAGTAACAATATCCACCAGCCGTCTCCGCCCCAAGAGCCAAAACCGCCGTTATTGCCACCGTACATAGGTGCTACGGGCATTACCATTTGTTCTGAACCATTAGTCATAAATAGTTCTCCTTTCATAAAAATTTATATCTATCGTTGCAACTAATAGAAAACAGAGTTAAAATAAAAGTGCCTTATTTGAAGGACCCTTGTAGTCCATCAAAGTTTTTTACTTCCTATTTGCGGTGTCGTGTAGCCTTCCCATTTTCGACACCGCTTTTTTTTTAATTTTCAAAATTACTGTATAAGTTTTTGAAATTGTGGGTCATTTTTCATCTGCATAACCCTATTAACTTGTTCTTGTGTTACTTGACCGCTATTCAAAAGATGTTGAAGTATTTGATTAGGGTCATTCATATTTTGCGGTATGTTGTACTTACGAGATAACATAGCCATCGGGTTTTGCTTAAATTGATTGAGCGTAGTTAAAAAGTTATTCTGCGGTTGAAATTGTTGATAAAGAGGACTTGACATACTTACTCCTCCTTCTGTTTCTTTACACTCTGATTATTAGTAGTCTGTTTAGATTGTCTTAATTCTGCTCTAATTTCGTTTCTAAAAGCGTCAAACTCATTTCGTGAGATATAATCTGTTTTTTGTTCGTGTGCGTTAGAAGTCGATTGTGAGCGTTCCTTGTAGTCGAATATTCTTAACGGCAAGGGTACACCGCTTTGGTCTGTACTCTTGATATACATAACTGGACTTTCGCTATCCATTAAAAGCACACTTCTGCCTGCCGCTACGGGATAAGATTTAGCAGAGTTTTCTCCTTGTACCCAAGTAATGCCGTCATTCTGTTGTTGCTGATTATTGTTAATCATTTGAGGCATATACTGTTGTTGATAATACTGCGGATAATTGTTGTAACCAAATGCCATTGTTAGTTCTCCTTTGTAAAGTAGTAGATTGGTAATTCTCTGCCGCTATCCCAAGTATCATAGTAATCACCATTGATACAAGTAACGACATGGGTTCCTGTTGCAAGAATGTATAAGCCTTGTGGGTGTTCAACACAAAAATCTTCGATTGTATAACAATCAGGGCAATCGTTAGGAATTATGTATCTCTTAAAGCCGTTGTGTTTGAGATAGTTACCCCAAATAGCATTTGACGATGGCATATCTTTATATGAATAACCTTCAGATGTTACTCCCAAATAAGATGTGTCCCAGTCTTGATTAAGTGCTAATGATAAGGCTCTGACAACACAATCTCCTACTAAATTTGCTTTTGGGTTTGGATTGTAGTATTGCCAACTCATAGACTTATACCTTCTCGCTATGTATTAAAATGAGAAAAGCGACTATGACCGAGCATTTGTATCTCTCCATTATCTCTAACAGTTCTTTACTAATGTCTTTCATATTTGCCTCTCCCTAACATAAGAATACAAAGAAAAGAGCAACCGTATTTCTACGATTGCTCTCTGAAAATTGCACGAAAATTGTACGGAAATTAAAGACCGCCCCTGGTACGCATTAAAGTTCTTATGTTACAGATGAGTAGCAACCGAACTATAATTAAGCGTGGGCGGTTCTTATTTATACTATATCACTTTTAAGATTTTCTGCTTTACAGATTTTGCAAGTTTTGAAACTTTACTCTCGGATATATTCATCTTCATAGAGATTTCAAAGTTACTGTAATGCTTGGCTCGTAGGTTAAAGTATTCAAGTTCTTCCGTACTGAAATTACATTCTTTGCGGAAGTAATTGAGTTCCTTTTCTACAAAGTCATAGATTTTCATTTACTTCAAAATTCTGTTCCAAGTTTCTGCATTAACTACTCCGCAAACTTCAAGGTCTCTTGCTCTCTGATAGTTCATAACTGCCTGTCTTGTGCTTTCACCAAAGATACCATCAATAGCAAAATCATCACTTGTAAAACCAAAGCCTTTAAGAAGTGCCTGAATTGTGAGAACTTCGCCCTTTGCGTCAATACCCTTGTAAAGAACAGGCAACTCAACTATAACTGTATCGTCAACGGGTTCTGGTGTAGGCTCTTCGTCAGGTTCCCAAGCGTCATATCTCGGTTTTCCGAAACCTGCCACATATCCACCGACTTCGCTAAACTTATAGTAGCATTTCTCAACCTGGTCTCCCTTGTTGCCCTCAACAGTAGTAAAACCATTATTGTCCCAAGCAACACAAATTCCCACATGGCAAAGACCGTCGTCGTTCTGGAAGAACACAATGTCTCCGCGCTCCAAGGCTTGTGTATCTGTGAAGTAAGCACCGTTATCCTTAAAGTAGTCAGCCATATAGGAGACTACGGCAGAAAGATTGGGTGTTCTCTGATACATCATATAGTAAGCAGTCCACTTTGGGTCTGTATTCGTTGTGCAACCGTGAAGAATACAAGCATTTACAAAGGAACAACACCACGGAAGATTTTGCTTTCTTCCACATCCCTCATAATAGTTTATGCTATCCAATTCATCTGCGTATTTATTCCAGTTATTCGGGCCTTCTGTGTAGCCAATCTGACTTTCAGCATAATCACACGACCATTTACCATAACAACTGCCCATTATTTGACCTTCTTTGTTGCATTAAGTTTCTGATACTTAATAGAGCCAAAGCCTAAAATAGCACCTACGAAAATAGCAAAAGCGTCAATGGTGCCGATAACGATATTGCCCCAAGTCCAACCATAGATACCACATAATGTAGTAATGAGAACATTAAGAGCAGGCACCACTGTTAAGCATATCCATTTAATAATGTTATATACTTTGTCATCCTTAAAAATCATTTCTTTCTGTCTCCTTTCTCATTAAATGTAAATATAATTGCTATCGCGGCTAATACTACCGCTAATACAATCGTTCCTATCGTAGTCAATAATTCATAATCAATCATTGATAGTTATTCCTATATTCTTCTTTGATATGCTCACTTGCCATTACAGTCAATCCGTTTGCAAAATCGGGGTGTTTAGCGCAATAGCGATTATATGTGTCTATATCAGCGAGAGTTTGCTTAAAATACTCTTTACTGTGAAACATATTATTATGTAATTCATCATCAAACCGAAGTATATGGGTGCGAGCGAGCGTTGCCTTATATTCTTCAAAGTTGTTTGTGAGAGCGTCAACCTTGTTTATAATGCTCTTTTTGGTGTCCCATCTTTGAATAACAAATTGAATAAACGAAAAGAAGGCACCAGAACATACAACTGCGACTATAATATCTTTGAGTGATTGTGTATCATTCATTTTGCAATACCTCCTTTTCTTTTATTATATCATTCAACGATATTAAGGTTGTGGTAATAAACATCATTTTTAATAACAGTTCCATCTGTGGTTAAGATGGATACTGCGTGAATATCAACACTACTTACGGCGGCATAAGACAGTGTTTCGTGAAACTTCTGCTCTGCTTGATTTCTGTCTTGAAATACTGTTGATATTATAGATGTGATACCATTTGTTGTTTGTAATTCAATTACTGTAAACATATTATTTCTCCTTTTATATTATCCGGCTAATTGTATTAAGTAGGGTGTGAAACTTGCGGCACCGGTTGTTATACTAAAAGAGTTCCAATTAACGGCGGTAATTGTGAGATAACTTGATGCAACAATAGGGTTAATCTTCATTCCTCCACTACCTTGTGAGTTAATACCAAGTAGATACAAACCGCCAACACCATAACCACTTGCGAAAGTTAGCAGATATTGACCGGAACTACTATATATGGAATCACTTGAAATAGAATATGTAGCAGTTGTATTAGCGCCTATTGAACCAAGCGAAATCCTTAATGGGATGCCAGCTCCGTTAACTGTATCAGTTGTTATACTTTTACACTTAACATTATCAACAAATATAGTATTCCAATACCAAGATTGTGCGCCAAGGTAACAATGACCGTTCCCCAGATTGCCTTCTGTTGATGGTAATAATCCATAATAATTTCCACTATATCCTATCTTTATCCAAGAGGAATTACCATCAGTATTTAATAAAACAGGATAAGTTTCTGTTTGCATACGAGGCGAATTATTCCATGTATACTTCTCGCCGGTTGTTACCAAAGACAAAGTAGTACCACCACTTGCCGCTGTCTTGCTATCGTGTGGTACATTTGCGTCTTTTACATTATAAGTGCCTAAGACATTTCCATTGGCGTCTTTTAAGACTATCTGTGAAATATCTGCCATATCATCACCTCATTATGTGGACGGTGTTACTGTGTGAGTTGCCTCTGTGCCCGTGAATGTTTGTGCCTGTGCAGTACCGCTTATCGTTCCTGAACTTGCCGTGCCTGTGAACTTTAACTCTGCACCTGTACCTGTGAAAGTAGGTGTACTCGCACTATAACTTGCGTCGCCTGTCTTAAATGTCTTTTCGCTATCTGCGGTAGGTGGTGTACCTGCCGTAATTGTAAGTATTTCGTTTGATACTGCGTATGTTGGCATAGAACCAACACTTGTAATACCTGTTACTTTCGCAGTAGAACCTGCACTTGAAACACTAATAGTTGGAGCAGAAACAGAACCCGCAGGAGTGTAGTTTGCCGTGCCTGAACCCGTGCTGATTGAACCACTTGGTGTTACAGAACAAGTGCCACTAACAGAACTTGACGCATTAGAGCCTTGTGGGGTAATTGTTACTGTACCAGTATCAACATAAGCAAAGTTTCCAAGTGTTCCGACACTTGAACCTAACGCCTGCCACGCAGTACCGTTGAAGATGTACTCATTTCCGTTACTGTCTTGAACAATATCTCCGCTAACCGCAGTAACACTATCACCGTTGATTGTGATAGGGTTAGTCGTAGCACCGTCTGAAAGTGTTGTCGTTGTAACACCAAGCCAATGTGTTGCATTAGAGAGTTTTTGTATCTCACTTTCTGCGTCTGAAAGTCTCTTCTCTGCACCACTTGTTGTACCGTCACCAATCCACTGTCTGACTTCATCATCTTTAAGCCAATAGGTGTTACCACTCGGCAAGGTTAACTCTTTAATTGTGGGTGTTTGTGTCCAAGTAATCGCTGACATTTTTACTCTCCTTTACTGCGTTGTAAAAACTAAATTCTGCTCATTCTCAGGGTCAATATAACACCTGACTTTATTATTCCAAAATGTTCTTTCTTGACTTGTAATATGCTTTACTGTATCTGCGATATGGTCATCAAGAGGCTTATCAATAAACGGCATATCAATAAGATAAGAAGTACCGTCTCCAACTTTAATACCTGCAACATCTTCATTATCTACTAATTTATAATCAGAGTAAACATACAAATAGCCTTTTTTAGCAATTAACTGTGGGTGTGAGTTCCAATATTCAGAAGTATTGTAAAGAACCTTACAATCTCCGCTCTGATATATTTCACCCAAATTAACTGATAACGCTTGGTCTGTTGATACGCTCGCAGATAAATCAAGTGTATTTTCAAATGTTGCGTCAACTGTTGCTACTATGTTTGCACCGTTCATTCGATAACACCACCCTTATAAACTTCTCCAATCTCAACATCTGTTGCGACTGTCGCCAATGCAGTTCCGTCAGTAAGTAACATTCTTATTTGGAACAATGCGTCTTGATTTGCTTTAAGATTAAGTGTATCGTCTTGTTTCAACTTTACAGATATTTTATTATGCTCTGTGTCAATCGTTACGTCAGGGAGTAATTTATCAACTTTAACCTTATTTTGTTGAGCGATATAAACCCACACTTCTTGTACGGTAGACAAGTCCATTTCATTAGTAATCGTTATAACGATTGTCGGTGTTGTTCCTCTTATTATCTGCATTTACTATTCCCCCTTTGCTTTAGTATATCATTCGTTAGGGTCAACTTCTGTAAGTGTATACTCAATGGACATTGACTGGCTTGCCGTTTTCTGGACGGGTGTTGGTAAGTTCCACTTTGAAGTATTCACCAACTTATTAGCAACAAGGTATCTTGCTCTTGTACCGCTCTCATTACCAACACCGATAGGCATAGCCAAGAATGAAATCTTATTTGTATCTTGGAACGCTCTGTTACCTTCACCTATCTGCGGATTGCAAGTGTAACCAACTCCATTGTTTACTACTCTTCCTGAATTAACAATCAGACCGCCAATCTTTGTTGCGGATAAGAACGCATTTTGAGTTGCATTAAACGAGATTGAAGTTTGGTCTGCTTGGTTATTGATATTGATTTTCTTATAACCTGTAATGCGGTAACTGTCGGTTGTTTGCCAATACTGTGTCGTTGTCCCTATCGGAAAGTAAACATAATTTCCGTCTTTTACTATGCAAGCATTTACATAATAATCGGTGTAGTCTGAACCCGCCGAAACTGATTGAGGAAGGGATAGTGGTGCAAGGTTACTTGTATCACTTTCGATTGTGCCTTCATCAACAATTTCCTCGTTTTCGCAATCAACAACAAAATAATTTACTGTGTTGTTATCCCAAGTGCCTGCCCACCAATAAGTTCCACTCGTAGTTCCGCAAGTAGATGTGTTGTTATAGAACACCCAAAGATACTTCGTGTTAATGTCAAAGAAATAGGACGGTTGTGCAAACATACTCGCACCTGTTGTCTCTACTGTAAATTTTCGCTGATAATCACTTCTTGCGTGTCCAGTTTCATACAAACCTGACTTGAAATAAGGCAATCTGCGAATATAGATTGTCAACTTCTTTGTCTCAAATGATGTATGTCTACCATAATAAAATTCACCCTCTGCACCAATAGTGAAGAACAAACCGTGATTATCGTCATATCTCGCAAAGAGGTTATCAGCATTGAGAAGTCCGAGATTAGAGTTCGGTAAATGTGAACCCTGGATAAGAGCGAAAGGAGAGAAGTTCTGGAAAGCGTAGTAAACAGAACCCGTGCCTGCGTCTCCTGTATCTTTGTGAGTAAGAGAAAGTGCAGATATTGGTCTATTGGAATTTCCGTGTGATGGCAACCACTCCCAGACCTGCTTTACACTTGTGTCTGTGTACTGAAACGCAGAAGTTGTAGGTGAGCCACGAAGTAAATCGTCGTCGTGGTCAGTAGGAATAACTGTACCGCCTGCGTGGGCAACACACATATTCAC